GGACGAACGACCGGCCAGCATTCACAGCGCCAAGGAAACCAAGCTGCGAGTCAGCGTCTAGCCCGTTCATCTGCCAGACACGCCATGACTCGTCATCGGCTTCAGTGGATCCCGCAGGCTGGATGCCGTTAACGGTCAGACGTTCAACCGGCGAATCCGACGTGACCTGTACCCAGTTGTCAGAGAAATCGCGGTAACGGTCACCGTGAAACTTGGCGAATTGCTCAGACGCGAACGTGAGCTTTTGCGCGCCCCGGTAATAGTCCGTGTTTCGCGTAATGGCCGGGCGCCGGTTCAGTAGCTCACTTTCCAGCGCCCCGACTAGTGCACGTGCCTGCTCAAGGGTGGCCACAATCCTCCTTATGTGGCCACCACTCACGCGGCCATATACAACGGTTTCTTCTTTAGGAGACCAGCGGCAACAGCATCCGAACGCGCTTCATGCGCTAGGACACTGACCACGGCTAGGTCAATCTTTCGGCGGTGCTCCGGCTTAGTCAGCACGTAGCGATCAGACGGGCGGGCAGCCATACGCGCGTTGAACATGTGCCGCTGTGTCAGCTCGCACCCGTCGTGCGTGAAGTTGGAATCCTGCTTGATGACGTCCGTCTTGATGCGCTCAGCGGCGGCATGCATCTGAACCGGTCGGCGCGTATGCCAGCGAATAACGCGACGCTCGCCGTACCGCTCCGCCCACTGGTCAACTTCCGTTTCCCAATACGGCGGATCGCAATACATCAGCTTGACGTCATACTTGGCGAACAGCTCGCTAACAGCGGCGTCGACTTCCAGACGCGGAACCTGCCCGCCCCACTCCGCCGGATCCCAGACAGTCAGCCGGTCACTCGGCCCGTAATGCGGAGTGAACTGGAAACCGTCCATCGTCTCAGCGCGTATGCCCGTCCAGTCGTCGGAGTCCGAACCATCGAACCCGAGGACAATCGGAACCCGCATAAGCTTGTATGTCGATGGCTTGGGCAACTCGCGGTCGACCGCACGGGATAGCCACTGTGACGCCTCAATCCACGCGCCATGCCCGGCGACCACCCGGTTACCGAAGAACCGTTCAGCCTGCCCGGGGTCTGTCTCTAGTAGCTCAGCGGCCTCGGCCTCAATCGCATCTAGGTCGATGTGGTCGCACCCGGCGTACACAGCGCGGTGAACCTTCCGGCGTTCAGCCTTATTGCGGTAACTCAGCGTCGGGGGTGCCTGCGGGAAAAACTTGTAAACGTCCTCGGCTTTACCCTCGTACGTGCGCTGGGCCGTCGAGACTTCATCCGGCGCCCATGCGTTCGTTGTTTCCAGCGACCGGCCAGACATACCGGCGAGACCACGGCGCATAGTCTCAGCAACTTTGATCATCTTGTTCGTCGCTGAATACGTGCCGGTCTCGTCCTGAATGGCGAACGTGATCGGGTTACCAAGTCGGGACTGAGCCGAGGACGTGACTACGTCAATGCGGCCCTCATCGCCCACCCGGACGAACCCCTCGCGCACGCTCATCACAGCGCCCAGGGAGCCATGCCGGATCATCGCCGTAAGCGGCCGATAGACGTTCGCAACCTGGTCTTCCGACGTAGCGAGTAGCTGAATCAGCGGGGTCGGTTGCGGAAGCGCCATAGGCTCACCGGAGGCGTAGTCATAGCGCCAGCCACACGGACACCCATGCTCGACACAGCGGTAATACTCGCCACCCTCGGCGAACCCCGCGAACACCGTAGGTCCGGCAGCTTCCGCCAGAACGATGGACGCCGCGAACGGGCCCTTACCGCTCTTCTGCGGCATGACCACCTGACCACGCCGGTAGATGTACGCGGCAGATCGCTGACCCAGTTCAGCCGTAGGCCGGACCGTGTAGAAGTTGGCCGCTACCTCAACCTGCCAGTCAAGCAACTCGAAAGGCTCACCCTGGCGAAAGCCATCGGGGATAACGGCGTGTTGCTGAATCCATTCCAGCGTTACGAGCATGACGCGCTCGGCGTCCACCAGGTTAACCACGGGCCACCCTCAACCGGTCAGCGATTGAGGTAATGCCAGCGACCGGGGCAGCGTCATCCCCGGCGGCATCCAGCCCACCGGAACCAACAACCCACTTGTTTCGCAGCATCCCATTCGCGGTGAGCCCCAGCGATTCGCCGTGCATTTTCACCTGAGACCAGATCAGCGACGACGACTTAGGCAGCTCTGCGCGGGCGAGTAGGCGCACGTACGCGGCGACCTCAAACTCAAGCCCCATGACCTCCCACTGCGCGGCCTGCGGGGTCTCCCACAGCCGCTCCCACAGCTCATACTCGCGGTCGGTGGGATCGATCAGGGGGAACGCAGGTAGCGCACCCTCGCGACCCTCAGCGGGAAGGGTGACCCAGTCCGCTCGATCCGGCTTTGCCTTATGGCTCCGATCCTTGCTCGTCGGCACTGGCCCGGAGTTAGGACGTGCTCCGCCTCTCGCCACGTTGGGTCACCTCCTTCGCGCACGCTGTGTAGTTTGATCAAGGTCTTTGAACCGGGCAGACCAGGCAGCGCCCTCCCCCGCGCTCTATGTCCCCTAGGTCGATTTAACCCACCCCCACCCAAAACGGACATAGGGTGCGTCACGCGTTGCGATCGTTCCATCCACCAGGTTGTTCACGTGCTGTTACGCGCGAGTGATGAGCCTTAGTCATCGCCTGTAGGTTCGTCCAGTCATGACCACGTGGACCAAGAGGCCCGAGCCCATCCCTATGGTTGACCTCAGTAGCTACTGGCCTAAGCAAGGGAGACAGCGTCATGCACTCATCGCACTCGCAGTATGGGTTAGCTCTCAGGTATGCCAGCCTGGTAGTACGCCAAGCCTTACCGTCATAGGGCTTACGCCTAGACGCACGCCTGAGCACCTGGGCACGCTCCTGACAGCCCCTACAGCGCCCACCCTCGGTGAGCTCAGGACAGCCCGGGGTCGAGCACACACTCATTGCGCGCCTAGCCATCGTGCGCTAGCCTCCCGCTCATGGACACCAACGAACAGCTTCTAGCCGCCCTAGCTGCCATCCTGAACGCACTTGAGGCGGCAGGCGAACAGCCCATGCCCATTACAGCGAGGGGACACAGCAGCATCGCCACCGCATCGGGCAGCGTAGACGCGGACAAGACAACGGGAAGATGGATCGTCCGCTAGCAAACTGGGCCCTGGTCACTCGACCGGGGCCCTACTCTTTTCAGTAGGTGCGGATAGCAGGATTCGAACCTGCGCCCTCTCGGTCCCAAACCGAGCGCTCTAGTCCAAGCTGAGCCATATCCACTAGCAACGCCAGCGCACGCGTGAGCGCACGTAAGCGTCGTCCGCTGAGAGGGATTCGAACCCCCACGCCGTAAGGCACTGCGTTCTAAGCGCAGCGTGTCTTCCGTTCCACCATCAGCGGGTGATGCGCGCTTCCCACCCCGGCATATGTGGGTCACAGTGATTTAGCCAATCACAACGCGCTCGCTGATCAGGCAGGTATCGAACCTGCGACACACGGCTTAACAGGCCGCTGCTCTACCATCTGAGCTACTGATCATTGAGGGTTACTAGCTTCCCGTCCCATAGGTGACTAGCCAAGGGGTTAGGGCCGGTGTTCACCCAGGGTGCGTATCGTCGACCGGTCAAGGTCTATTTTCGGCACCAGTGACAAGTGAGGGATTCGAACCCCCGCCCTCCGGATCATGAGTCCGGCGCTCTACCGCTGAGCTACCCTGTCGCGCTTCGCATGATCCGGAATCGAACCGGCACCCCCTCACGGAGGTTAGGGGCGCTTTAAGTCCCCGATGACCACGCCAATAGTCACCACACTGCATGCGAAGCATTGCCCCAGTGCTCGACCATGGGAGAGAGTCATGGGAGCCACCGGGGCAAGCTGTGAGGGGGTCGGCATCCTCGGTCCGCCGTATCTTTTAGTTCGTGCGCGGGACGCTAACCCCCTCACATATATCTAGCGATTCGGTTACCTAGCGTGCCGGTTACCAGGACAGCGCAAGGGGCGCGAACGGCCCGATGTATTTGTGTACGTGGTGCATGCGATCCCGGTATCCCTTAGAGATGTCTATAGAGATATGTGATTCGGGTACACCAAATACACTTCTACACAAACCCCTGGTCAGAGCCTCGGTCGCTGTTCTTGGATCTTGGGGCGGCTACACGCCACCGGGCCGCTGCACCACAAAGGGCCCCGGGTTATCCACAGGCGTTACCATCCTGTGATATCTCGGAGCCCTTAGCGTTACTGCCTAGCGTGACCTAGGTCACTCGTTCAGGTACTTCATCGTGCGCACTGCCTGTTTCAACCCGTCCAGCCCGCCGAGCACTTCCACAGCGTCCGCGCAGCGATCACAGATGCCGTGCCCCGCGATCGGGCCCGAGCAGAGTGCACAGCGATCCTTGCGCATGCCCGCGCGGTATGCCCGCATGGCCTCGGCTTTGTCCTCGGCGGGAATGTTCTTGCGCCGGGCCTTGCTCGCTGCTGCCTTGCACGCCTTGCAGTGGTAGCCGTAGCCGTTCGGAGTGTGGGGGTCCAGCGGGAACGCGTCCATCGGCTTATCGGCCTTGCAGCCCCAGCATGTTCGGTTGCTCACCGTACTGCCTCCAATTCGGTCAGCCCGTCAATGAGCGCCTGATCATCCCCGCCAATCGCCCATGTGATGTCGAGACGATCCGCCGTACCCCTGGGCAGCAGCACCACGTGCAATCCCACGTCGTTCAGTAGTGCGGTCCTACCTGCCCTGTCTGCGGCCCCCCATGCCTCCCCCAGAGTCCTACCGGTGGGCTCTAGCACTTCCCGTACGTTCGGGTCGTGCGCGTCCTTTAGAGCGGCGTACGCGGCCTCAAGGTCTGCGGCGTGCTTCTCAAGGCTTGCCAGCATGAGCGGTCCGGCCGATGCCATCTTTGATGTGAGCCGCTCCGCTCGCTCCTGAGCCTCGATCATCTGGTCTGACAGGTCGTTGCCACCCTCGAACCTGACCACGTACTCAGCGAACCCGCCCCAGCGCGCCAGGAACTCCGCCTCAATCCTTTCGTCAAGGATGCTCGCTGTGATCGTCGAGCACCCCTTCTTGCAGCGGTAGCGGTTCACCCCTTGGCGACTTTTTCCGCCGTTCAGGTTGAACGTGCATTTGCTGCACGAGCCCAGTCCACCGGATACCAGGGGCGTTGCTTGGCGCGGGGCGCGCTCTTTACCAATGGCCAGCGCATTGAGCCGCTCACGGATGTGCTTTGCCTCAGCGGCATTGATGGTGGGCTCCACGAATTGCACGGGGGTAATCCCGTCGGCGTCGAGAACTAGTTCGCCCTTGGTGCTGAAATGCCCGCGCAGAATGCCATTGGTAAGCATGCGGCGCCATTGGCGCTCACCTATGCCGACAATGCGCGCTGAGCTAGCCACAGTGCCCGTCGACAGCAGATCCTCAATGCCGCTCCGCAGGCTGTCATGGTTTGCGCCCCACTTGAGATAGGCAGCGCCGTCCTTGCGCTCGATCTCGAATCCGTGAGGGGCGGAGCCGGAAACCCATCGGCCTTGCGCGCGTCGGGTGGCTTGGCCTTCCGTGATGCGGGCAGCGATCATCTCGCGTTCCCACGCTGCGAGGGTGGCCAGGATCGTTGCGACCATGCGACCGTGGGATGTGCCGGTGTTCAGTTGGTTGTCGGTCGTGGCAAGCGTGACGTTGTGCCCCTCCGCCCACGCCACCAGGCGCAGGAACTCGCTGACGCTGCGGGCGTAGCGATCTTGCTTCCACGCGATGACCACGGATGGGCGGGCGGCCATCAGCTCGCGCATGCCCTTACGATCCTCAAGAGGCTTCGCGCCGGATACGCCTGCATCCACGTACTCGACTACGGGGGCGTCTCGGTAGTCACTCTGGGCGATCCATGCGCGTGCTGCGGCGCGCTGTGTGTCGACTGAGGCTGATTCGAGGGTCTCGCGGCTGAGGCGAATGTAAACAGCCACGTGACCAGTCTGGCCCGTGGCTACGGCGATTGCGCTGTGTAGGTTGCTGCTCATGCCTCAAGGGTAGTCGCTTTCCCACGAACCTGTCACCCCTTGAGCACCCCCGGGCTCTCAGCGGTTGTAGTACGCCGCATCCCAGGGTGACGGTTCCGGCTTGAACGCCTGCCAGTCTGCGGGCGCGGGTACCAGGTCCTTGCCCCACGCAACCCGGCACTTGTACAGCCACGCCTCGGCCCCTTGGCGGGTGTTCCATTCCAGGGGCAGGAAGTTGCCGTTCCCGTCCGGCAAGGTGCAGTAGCCGTACCAGTGAAGATCCAGGATCCCCCACCGGCGCTGATCAGGTGTCGTCGTCACTACGTATCGCCTCATGGGGCTAATGGTAGAGATCTCCCACGGCACAGAACAGCCCCACAGCGCCCCAACCCGGGCCATTGCGGGGCTGTTTGCTCAGACGGTCGCCGGGTCTACTGCGGTGACGTCCTCAACCGTCTCGGTAACCGCCTCGGCGGCATCCTCGGGTGCGGTGACTTCCGCTGTAGCGGTGCTGACTTCATCTGTCACGGGGTCAGTGGCCGTGACGGTAATGGTGGTGGGTGTTTCCTCGGTCGCCTCGGTGGGATCCTCAACGACGATGCGCACCCAAACGGTGTCATCAATGACGGGCTCGGAGTGGTATCCGATGCTCAGGAGTCCGATGCCCGTGTGCTCAATCTTGGCGTTGATTACAAGATTTCCATGGTTGTCCATGCGGA